CTGCGGTGCAAAATGGCATTCGCAGTTTTTTTGTCAATGCATTTACGTCTCCGTGGCTGAGTTGGAACGATATCATGCGCGAATGGCTGGAAGCCAAAGGAGATCCGGCTAGAGAAAAAGTTGTCGTCAATACCCGATTTGGGGAAAGTTATCGAGTCCCAGGGGCATTTGAAGATTATGAAATTTTTATGCGGAGAAGAGAAGCCTATGGTGCAGAACTGCCAGACGGCGTGCTTATGTTGACTGCAGCTGTCGATACACAGGACAACCGGTTGGAGTATGAAGTGTGCGGCTGGGGAAGCGGTGAAGAAGCCTGGGGGATAAAGAAAGGCATCATTTTAGGCAAGCCGGATCAGGAATCAACGTGGAATGAATTAGATTCTATCTTAAACCATACCTATACGTTTGCAGATGGAACCGGGTTAAAGATTTTGCGGACATTTATTGATTCCGGCGGACACTATACAGGCAGTGTATACCGATACTGCGAGCGAAACTTTGCGAAGCAGCGGTTTGCCATTAAAGGGTATGCGAACAGCCCTGGCATACCGCTTAACTACAAAATTGGCAAGGCCCATAACACTCCGATTCCGCTTGTTATTCTGGGGGTAGACGATGGTAAGCAACAAGTCATGAACCGGTTGGCAATCAGTCAGCCAGGACCACAGTATATGCATTTTCCTTTAGATGAAGATGATACAGGATTAGCAAACCGGGGATATGACGAACTGTATTTTAAAGGGATTATCTCGGAACACAAACGGCGGATAAAAAAGAATGGCGTTATTCGTGAAATATGGGAAACGACCGCTGGTGTACGCAATGAACCTCTGGATTTGAGGGTATATAACCTGGGATGCATGTACAGTTGTCATCCCGATTGGGAACAGATGACAGAAATACTTTCTGCAGCTAAAGAAGGAAAATCGGTAAAGATGAGACTGGAAGTGCCAAAGAAAAAGAGAGAAGCAAGAAAAAAAGCAAGCAAAGCAACTGATATATGGTAGGTGGTGATGGAATGAGCAATACGGTGCAGGATGAACGATTAGCACGATATCTGGAAGCAGAAAAAGCAGTCCTTATGGGACAGTCATATACGATTGGTACACGCACTCTGACTCGTGCAGATCTATCTACAATCCGGGCAGCCATTGATGACTTGATTGCCGGCGGTGCCCAACTAGAAGGGGCAGAATCGGCACAAACAGGAAGAGCCAAAAGAATTGTCTTTTTAGGTTAGGAGGGCTAAGACTACATGAGAAAAAAGAAAAAAATGGTATCAAAAGCGAAGGCGAGAATGCCGACGAAAGAAATTACCAATAGTGGCTATTCGGAGGGTGGGGCGTCCCATAAGAGTAATATCCTCAAGGCATACCGGCCAGTAAAATATTCGTCCAAAGCCGACATCAATGCTAATCTGTATACGCTTCGAAACCGTAGTGCAGATCAAGCGATTAATACGCCAATTGGGTCGGCAGCAATCAATACCAGCGCTTTGCATACGATAGGCGTTGGTCTTCATGTATTTCCGCGCCCTAAATTCAAGATACTGGGGATGGATGCCGAGACAGCGCGTGACTGGTCGAGAAAAGCCGCTCAGGAATTTGATTTATGGGCATCATCTACAGCGTGCGATATATCTCATCGCAACAGCTTCTATGATTTGCAGGATATCAATTATACGGGGTATCTCGTAGATGGAGACGCTTTCTGCCTTTTCCGGCGCAAACCACCTACTAAAGACTATCCCTATTCATTGCGGTTGCAGTTACTAGAAGGAAATCGGATTAGTAATCCTTTGGGGCGTGACTATTATGGGGTAATGGGCCCCTATGCTGTAGAAATGGCCGCACCGACTTCAGGGAATAGAATTATATCCGGAGTCGAGATAGACATGGATGGAGCGGTTGTTGCATACTGGGTGTCCAATAAAGTACCGGGGGATCCAGTCGATGTAGGACGGGTAGCAGACTGGGTACGTATCAAAGCGTTCGGCGATATATGCGGCATGCCGAATATGGTACAGACATGTCACGATACCAGGCCGGAGCAGTATAGAGGCGTACCATACCTGGCTCCGGTAATTGAGACATTGAAGCAGGTCAGCCGATATACATCAGCAGAACTTACAGCAGCTATTGTAAAATCATTTTTCGCATTATTTTTTACAGAAAGTAATACCAGCGGTGCGACATTAAATGACATTTTGGGAACAGCCAGAAATGATGATCCAATGGCGCCCGTTATCGATGTTGACGAATATGCATTGGGGCCAGGGACAATGAACGCCTTGCCACGAGGCGTAGATGTAAAAAGTGTTGATGCGGCCAGAAGCATGTCTACTTTTGACACATTTACA